TTATTATACCATGAATTAGTATGCTCTGCAACGCTCCGAAGCGCCCAAATACTGAACATTTCAGCCCGTTGAAAGTGGGGTAAATCGGGGGCGATAGTAACACACTAATAACACGGTATCACGCCTTTTTTGCATAGTCAAGGCTGATCCATCCAGCCCCGCTTTTCAGCTTGCCCCATTTGGTGGCTCCGGTGCCGGTGCTTTCTGCCACGATGGTATAAACACCGGGCTTGATGAAGCCATTCTTCCCGTAATTGGTGCCGGGGCCTTTTCTGATATACAGATCAGAAATAGTCACCCGCACAAGATAAGGGGTCACAGCGCCACCAGCGCCGCCCGTGGCGCTGTTTCCGGTGCTGGGGGTAGTAGTTACACCCCCGCCCGTAGAAGTGCCGCCAGAAAGCCGCCTGTTGACCTCTGCGGCAATTTCATCATGAAGGTTATAAAGATAATCACCGGGGCAAGCCTTATTAGCAAACCACCGGTGAACCGTCATAACCATTTCATTTGCCTTGGGGGTATAGGCAAGGGTTTTGTTCTTGTCCCCGAACCACAGGATTTTAGTTTTCCCGTTGCGCTTGCAAATATCGGTCACAAGGTCAAGAAGGCCGGAATATGCCTGATCCGTAACCTTGTAAGGGTGGGTGGTATCACTCGCAACCTCAATGGTTACGGCTCTGTTATCGTTGGCTCTGGAAGAACTGCACCAAGAACGATCCTTTTCTTCCACATACATTCCAACCCGGCCATCCTTGCCAATGCCATAGTTGGAAGAAGCCTGTTTGGAAGTGGGGGCAAAGATGTTCCCAAGGGTTTCAACCGTACACTGACCAACCACACAATGAATGGTGATCCGGTCAATGGTGTGGTTGCGGGGGCTGGTTTTGTTGGGGGAAATTTTGGTGTAGCTGACAAGATTACTGTTGCTCATTTTCGGTGTCCTCCTTTACAGGTTCAAGGGTGGGAATTTCTTCATAGTTCACAACCTTGGTCATATCACACAGGGTATCAATCAAATTGCCAAGGGCTTCAGTGTCAACCGGATAGTTGATATACTCGGCGGAAGTCTGAACCATAGCCATCACCCATTCCTTACGGGTTGCGCCATCGGAAAACTTCTGTTCCGCTTCTTCCATCAGATTGATCATCAAACCCAACAGGGCCGCCCAATTCTTTTCTTGCGTGGCCTTCTGGACATACTGCACCAGCTTATAGGCCAAAGGAACACAGGTGGCAAGGCCGGTCAAAACGGCCACAATCAGGGAAATAATCTGTTCAGCGTTCATGGTGTTCATCCTTTCTTATAATTCTTTTGCATCATTGTAGACTTCCGGCCCATACTGTTTCCGAAGTTTGATTCTGTTTTCAGCTTTTGCCTTGGAATAGTAAAAGCCGGTTGCCGTAGCCAGTTCAGCGAATATGGCCGGGATCAGATATGCAAGGGGGGAAGTGTCCCCGGTTCTCCAAACAATGGCGAGAGTAAAGGCCGTTACAATCAATGTAACGGCCCCTACACATCCTAACCAGACTTTGGAGAATTCCCGCTTTTTAGTTCTCATTTACCGGGGTTGTCGGAAGTTCCAAGAATTTTTCATGAAGATCATCCATTACCCCATTCACCCCCAAAGAATGATATTGCTTCCAACAGTTTTCAAAATTTTCCCTTGCATAAATCGGGGCATATCCCCGTTCTGACCACTTGTTATAATCACTGATCATTTGGCTTCTCAAAAGCGCCTGAATCCCCGCTTTCAGGGCCTTGGAATCTTCTGAATTGTGCTTGATCAGGGTGTGAAGGTATTTGAAAATCCCGGCGATCACAGCGGGAACCCCAAGCAAGCACAGCCATTGGTAAACCGTCATTGGATCACCCCTTTCTGATCAGGTCAAAGATATATTGCAAATCTTCAACCGGGGCATTGTAAAAGGCATAGTTCCAAAGCCAATGATCTTCATGCTCCGGCCTTTTGTACTTTTGACAAAGGGGATCGGCCCAAATCTTATTCCACCGGCTCTGGTGGTTTTTGTCCCGCCGCTCCAACTGGATCAGGATAGCAGATACCAAATCACCCCGTTCCCGGCCCCGTCCATCATCGTTCTGACTGAAGAAGTCAAAAGCGTTTTGGCTGGTGATCCCGCAAATTTGCTTTCCATTCCACATAAGAAAACCGCCCTGATTGATCAAGGCGGTTCCGTACGGAATATTTACATGGCCGCAAATGGCTTCAAACTTGGCCCGTTTGCGGGTGATATAGTTTTCATGTTCCATTAGGCCACTTCCTCCCAACCATACACGCCGGGTTCCCAAACATTGTTCGCCGTGGTAGAAGTCCAATGCTTTCCGTTATGGCTCACCTTGGCCCCCAAAGCATAGGCATCATGCGCCCCCACCGGTTGCGACCATTCCGGCCATTCTTCAGCCGGATCACTGGTTTTACTCCAAAGGCTGACAGCGGCATCAGGTGTCCAATCGGCTTGGGAAGTATGGGCCTGAACACACTTGTAAAGGGTTCCATTGTAACGGCGGATTTGCCCAACAGTATAGTTGATGGGATATGCCCATTCAGCGAAAAGTTCAGCGTGTTCCGCCGCTGTTTCAGCATCAATGCTTCCAGCTTCCGCCATTGTGACAAACATGATACTTCCGGTGTCGGTGGCCTTCTGAATTTCCACACCGGCATCAGTTTCTTCCAAACTGACGGTTTCCAGCCCTTCCAAGCTGTCCCGGCCAAGCAAATGGTACGGTGTCCCTTCAAAAACAATGCCCGAAGCATTCTGCTCCGGGCAAAGGACATAGCAACCATTTTCGGCCTGCATGATATAGTTCAATTTTTCGGTCAAGCCAAGGCTTGCCCCATCTTTGATGATTCTGAACATTTTGCACCTCCGAAAAAGATAGCGTGATAAAGCCGCCGCAACTTCAGTAAGCGTCCATGATCATTGAAGTTCCGGTAATATGCGCTTTGGCATTCCATGTACTGTTCAATATCAGAAAACAACCGCTTCCCTTCCACAAACTCCCGGTGGAACAGTTTCAACTTTCGTCTTGCCCGTTTTACACCGTCCCGGCTTCCATTCACCTTGATCTTCCCTGTTTCCGTCAGCGTGAACCGTGCCTTGCAGAACCGGAAGGGTTTTGTCAGGGGAATGATTTTGCATTTGCGTTTGTTCACCCGTATTCCAGCGGCTTCAAACCGCCGAACAATTTCATGCCCAAGTTTCTTCAGGGCTTCCACATCTGGAAGGATTAAATAATAATCGTCCATGTAATGGCCGAAACAGTGAACCCCGGCTTGGCATTTGATCCAATTATCTATTGCGCTGGGCATTGCCACCATTTCCTGTTGGGATGGTTCCACGCCCAAGGGCAAGCCCCGGCCCGGTGTCGGGCAAGGGGATGTTTGGATCACCATATCAGCCAAGGCCCGAAGATCAGGGTTTGGAATGAATTCTTGGTGCCGCTGATATAAAAGCGCATGGGGCGCATTTGGGAAGAAGCCCTTCAAATCCAACAGCAACACAGCACCTTCCCGGCCATAGCGCCGGAAGTGCCAATGAAGCTGTTCCTTCAACCGCCGAAAATGCCAGTGAAGGCCCTTGTTCCTTTGGCTTGCCCCATTGTCGTAGATCATACAGGGGTTATACAACGGAACCAGAACTTCATTACAAAGAACCTTGTGGATTTGGCGATCAGTGATATGTGGGGCATCTATTGGGCGAACTTTCCCACGCTCCCTTAAAGTGAAATGGGTACACTTCATAGGCTTCCAAGCCTGATCCAAAACATTCTTCCGGCGCTTGGCTGTCCCGGAAAACAGGTGGGCTTCAAAGTTTTGAACACTTTGCTTCCACCGCACTCCATTACAGCACTTCCGGCCATACATGAACATTTTGCGATAGCTGAAAACCTTGTTGATTGGCCCAAGTGCATCACACCGGGCCTGTTTTCTTTCTTGCCGCTTTGCTTTGCGGCGCTGGTATCTTGCTTCATGCCGTTCTTGGCTTGTCATAATAAAAAGTATTCGCCTTTCGTACAGATATTTTGTAGGGTGCCATCTAATCTGCTTTGCCCCGACACATGAAATGGGTTAGACACATACCCCACCATGCAAGAAGCGTCCGTGTAAGGGCATCAAAGGGCAGTTTTAGGGATTTACACCCAAGGAAGTGCAACTCCTTTTACATCGGTCGTCTTTCACCTGAAATCCAAAAGCCGGTTTTCTGTTACTCCATTTGACCGTGTATATTTGCAAAATCCGGGCCGCAACCCACCAGAATTGTTAGCGTTATTGTTGTTGTAGTTGCCATCAGTCCACACAATCACGAAATTGTTATTGTTGTTGTAATTAGGGGAACGAAGGCCCCACCAAACCGCCGAAGGAAACATTCACAGTTGCACACCTAATAGAAAATCATGCTTTTTGTTTTCCGCTTACACTCTTGATAGCCCCCTTCAGAAGTTCATTTTCCTTGTCAATCAGTTCACCCAAATTTTGGGCCATTTTATCCAGCTTTTCCACGGCATCTGCGGATTTCACCGCAACGCCTTTGGAATTGGTAAACGCCCCTTCCGGGTTCTGGTTCAGGATCAAATAACAATGGGTCAGGCGCACATCAAGCGCCATAAGGGAAGCCCGTGCTTCAAGCAAATGGGCCTTCCGCAATTCAATCCGCTGGGCATCTGAAGGGTAAATGCTGTTTGCCTTTTCAGCATGATCAATCACTTCACCGGCCAGCTTTGCAACCGGTTCAGCGATCAAACGGGAATACCTTGCAGATAAGCGGGTAAGAAAATTGATGGTTTCAATGTAAACTTGGTTGGCCGTGTTGATGAACTCGGCCTTGCTTGTGGTTCTTTTCTGCTTTAATACCGACATAGATTCACCCCTTTCCGGGCCATCTTTTCAAGTATAGCATAAAACCACGAAAAAAGCCAATTTTCAAAATTTGCGTCGGGCGCTTACGCGCCCATTATTTTTTTTTATTTTGTCCGTCCCGGAACCGCCCCCTTGCGGGGGCGGGATGGGGGCCGGATCATCCTGCGGGGGATTAGGCGGCAAAGCCGGGCCGCAACCCACCAGAATAGTTAGCGTTATTGGTGTTGTAGCGGCCATCAGTCCACACAATCACGAAATTGTTATCGTTGTAGTAACGAGGGGAACGAAGGCCCCACCAAACCGCCGTGGACACGGCGGAATGTTTATAAGCAACCTTGCTGTTACCAGCCTTATAGTAATCATACTGAAGCTGGTAATTCTGTTCATAGGTGTTTGCAATATAGCGGGTGCCGAATACTTCAAACTCTGCCAAGTCAAACAGGTAATCAGTGGTAGCATTCACATTGCTTTGAACATTGCCGCTTCCGTTTGCTACATTGTCGGTGTATTTGGTCACAGGTTGCATCACGGCCCGCAAGTCAGAAGGAAGCGCCGCCATAAGGCTGTTGGAAACCGGGCTGGTAGGGGTTCCACTGTTCCCGTACAGGGTAGAACGCCTATAACACGATTTCCAGCCGCCATTATTGGTGTTTGAAGTATTCCAGTTGAAATAACCGGAACCGCTCATACCGCTACCATAATTCGCATCACAAAGGGCAACCGGTGTGGTTCCAATTTTTCCGATCTGGAAGTGAATTCGGTTGCTTCCTTCTCTGGAAGCGTTGTGATTGAAGCCCAAGATGAAAACATTGATGGAAAGATTGCTGAAGGTGGTGTTGCCAACCTTGCCATTGATTGTGATGGGCTTCATATCACCAACCGCCCAATAGTTGGCCCCCTGTCCGGCGCTACTCACTTGGCGAATGGTTGCCCAATCATTATCAGAAAGGGTGCTTGTGGGAAGTGTGACGGACACGGAACAGGTTTTGCTTGCGGGTGCCGTGTGATTGGTGCCAGCGGCCACGCTGACGGTTACTGTGGCGCTTCCTTTGGCCTTGCCGGTAACAGTTACCACATTCCCGGAAACGCTCACAGAAGCCACGCCAGGGGCATTAGAAACGGCGCTGATTGCGCCATTCCCGGCCCGTGTTACCGTGATGGTATCAGACATTTTGGAAACATTCAGGGAAATAGAAGATTTGTTCAAAGAAAGGCTTCCAGCGGCCTTTCCAATCGTCCAAGCAACGGTTTTGGCGTTGGTGGTTCCATCGTTCCATTTGTAGTTTGCGCCGGGGGTAAAAGTGGCGTTGTAGCTTCCGGCATTGGTGCCGCTGGTAGTTCCCCCAAGGGTCATTTTCCCGGAATCATAGTTGGCCCAAGTAGGGCTTTGGGCGGCTCCGGTATAAGTAAGACTTCCACTTTGAGAAGGAACCGGCATAGAAGCCCTTCCAATCGTCCATGTGACTTCCCGTGCCGTTTTGGTTCCATCACTCCATTGGTATTTTTCTTTCGGGGTGAAGGTTGCCGTATAAGTTCCCGCATTGGTGCCGGTAGTCACACCGCCAAGGGTCAAAGCGTTGGGATCATAGCTGTTCCAAGAAGGGCTTTGGGCTTGCCCGTTATAGGTCAGGGTTCCGTTCTGTGTGGGAACTACATTGATAGTGAATGCAATGCTGTTCACAGCTTCCAAGGCCGCATCAGCGGCATCTTGGGCATTCTGCGCCGCTTCTACACAGGTGTTGATCTGCCCCAACAGATAGGGGTGGGCTTCTTCATCTTCATTGTGGGTTTTTACCTTGCTTTCGGCGGTTCCCTTCTGGTCATAGTTCATTTCAGGAAGTTGTTCAGCCGGAACCTTCCCATTCACCAAATCGGCCTTGTTTTTCTGTCCGTCCTGAAGGTTTTTGATACCATCGGCATTTTCTTTTAGGGCGGCATCAATCTTGTCCATGTTGCCGTTCTGAACTTCAACATCATAAAATTCAGAAGCAAGGGGCTTGGTCAATTTGTAATTTTCGGTTTGATTTGCCATCAGTTCATTACCTCATTTCTCATTTGGTCATGGGTGTATGCGGCAAGCTGGGCATGGGTGAACCGTCCAAGTTCAGCATGGGTGTTATAAAGCTGAAGAAGGGTCACAATCAGATTTTGCGGAACCATCCGATCCAACAGTGATTCAACATCACTAAAGTTGTTTTTTGCCGCCAGCCCAATTTTCACAATAAGCTGATAGGTTCCTTCCATCACTTCAGCCGAATAATTCCCGGAACCGCAAAGGGTTTCAAGAATATTTCTCAACTGCGGAAGTGTGTATGGAAGTTCTTCATTCAATCGGGTCAGAATACGGAACCGACGATCTTCCAAGGTGTCTGTTCCCTTGGTGGTGATCCCCAAAATCTTTTCCCATCTGGACAGGCCCAAATTACCAGCCGTGGAAATGAACTGATTATTCAGAAGATCATCAGAAGAACCCCAAGCGGATTCAAATTCCGGTTGTTCGGCTTCTGAAATCCCTTTGAATTCCGCATAATCCCGGACAACATAGGGAAGATAATTGATCAGTTTTCTATCCACTTTCCATCACCCCTTCATGCGTTGATCGTGATAACGCTGGGGGAAATGGAACCCAATACCGGGATATGGTCAAGTTCCAAAGTGAAGTTGGAAGCCTCGTCATTGATTTTTGTATTGGCAATATCCAGAATACCGGAAATGCCCAACAACCGGCTTTCAATTTGGCTGATACGAACCACAAGGGGTTCCGTCTGATCCGCCCAACTTTCTGCCAGTTCTGTAAAATAACTTTCAATGGCTTCTGTCACATATCCCGAAACATCGTCCCAATCCCAATCCCGCTGGTAATACAAAGAAAAGGCCAAATTCACCGTTTCTTCTTGAACACCTTCCACCCTAACAACATGACCGATGGGTGCAATTCCAACGCCTTCCCCCGCATTCTGAAGGGGATCAACGGCGGTTTGAACCTGTTCCACCAAAGACGGGGAAGGAACCGTGAAAGTGCTGTTGATGATCACCAGCTTCACAGTTCCGCCAACGGTCAATTTATTGTTTTGGGCGGCATAGAACACCGCATCCAGCCAGCTTTTCACCGCTTCAGGAACATCAGAAAGGCCGCTGATCCATTCGGAAGTTCCTTCCGGGGGAATCATTTCAGCCGGGGAAAAATCGCTGTTCCAAGCCCGGTAAACCTTCACACCACCCACGCCGGGAATGGCGTTGACCTTTTCAATATAGTCAATGCGGTTTCCGCCGAAGGCTTGGGCGTTCAAGCTGTTAAAATAACGCTGTCTGAAAACCTCGGTATCTTCTTCATCTTCACCCGGAACCAAAATGGAAGTAATGGTGCAAGTCTGAAGGCCATCCACATATTCAATGGGGATCACCGTTCCGGTGTAGTTGTTCCCGGCTTCACCAGCCGTTTCACAGGTCAGTTCATAATTACCATTCCCACGATCAGCGGAAACATAGTAATTCAGTTCACCGATGGAAAAGCGGGTATTCATGGGAAGAAACAAGGTTGTGGGAGTAATCGCCATCTGCAAAATTGCGGGGCTTGCCGGTTGCGGGGAAAGGCCCCGTTCACCGGCTCTTTGAATCAGATAAGGGCGGCTTGCGGTATCAGCAAAGGTTTCATTCAATACCGTATCAAGGGCAATATACAGATTTTGCAGTTCCACAGCGGCGGGGGCGTTCCCAAGCCACACCAGCGATCCTTCACGGGTGTCAAGATTACTGTTGACAGACAGCGCCTTTTGAAGCATCCGGGCAAGGATCACTTCATAGGTCTGCGCTTCATACATTAGATTTCAACCCCCATTTCTGTATTGATTTCACCAAAAATGCTGACCACCGTGAAAGTGGTCAGCACCTTTTTCTTGTTCACTTCAAATTGAAAATTTTCAACGGCGGTGATCCGGTCATCCTGAAGCAAGGCTTCTCGAACCCGCCGTTCAATTTCAGGAATACAGTATTCCACATCTTGCCCAATCAGATTGTGAAGTTCCACACCATAGTTCCAAGAATGGATCAGCCATTCATAGCGTTCAGTGTTCAGAATCAAATACACCGCTTGTTCAACGGCTTGAATCTGATCAATGGTTCCAATGATGGTCAAGCTATTGTGGTTCATGCGGAAGGTTCTGCTGGGAAGCGTTTCAAACTCAAAATCCTGCCGCAAATCATCCCCGGTCTGTGGGATCATAGCCATTCCCCCTTTAAGGCCGGGTTCGCTTTGATACGATCCAGCACCACAAATTTTTTGCCCTTCTGCATCCGGGCCAGAAGCACCCAATCACCAACCACAAGGGCGTTGTGAACTTTGAATTTCTTTCGTCCCTGAATGGGGTGGTTGTGGTCTATGGGGGTTGCTTCACCGCCCCCGGTATAGGTATCAACAACCGGGTGGCCGTGGCTGATCACCACAGTTTGGTGGGAAACCGTCATATCCACTTCATAATCAGTGACATTCCGGGTCAGCACCAACATTTTTTCTGTGTAGATTGCTTTCTGATCCACTTGGATTTTCAACGGTGAAGCGGAAATCACTTCACCAAACAACAGGTTCACAGGTTTTCCAGCTTCCACGGCTTCCACAGCCGCCTTTTTTACTACTTCCACGGCATTAGGCAATGAATTCACCCCCAATCAAATCAAGTTCCATCCGGTGTTCATTATCTTTGAAAGTATGGGTGACTTTGTTCACCACCATGAAATTGTTGGTAATTATATCACCAAGGTTCAGGGCAACCACCACGGCGCTTCCGGCTCTTACCCGAACATCCCCAAACGCATCTTGGATGGTCAAGCGTCTGGTTTTTTGGTCATACAATTTCAACAGGGCATCCGCCTTGGCGGAAGCGCCGGTTTTGGTCTGGATTTCTTCAAAATACTGAAGAACGCCCCATTGGTTGATTTTTTCACCGTCTTGGGCCACATACAATTCCCGCTTGCCGGTTTCTTCATTGTTATAGGCCAGCTTGATTTTATTATAGGTCTGATCATCAATGCTGGATTCATAACTGAAATTTTCACCGGTTTCTTCATCAATCAGAAGATCAAGTTTCATGGAATTGATGTTTTTCAAGGTCAGCTTTCCAACATCATCATAAAGAACAAACAGTTGTTTGGTATTCATCAGGGTTTCATCCAAAGCATTCTGAATCATATCAAACAGGGTTTGGTTTTCTTCCACGATGGTTTCAATGGTGTACCCGGTATCTTCCACATCACCAAGGTTCAACTGAAAATCAGTTGCCAACCGTTTCAGAAGATCGGAAGCCTTCAGCCCTTCTTCTGTCAAAGTGTCCTTGTTCTTCAGGTATCGCAACTGATCAAAAGCCACAACATCAATGGTGGGGCCTTTGTCCCGCTTCTTCTTGAACACAAACCCATAAAACACGGGGGTTCCGTCAACCGTCAGCTTCACCGGATCGCCTTCTTGGAAGTTTAGTCCGGCGCACTTGACAACGGTAAATTCCAGCTTTCCGGGGGTTCCTTTGCGCTCCAAGGTCAGCTTGGCCCCTTCTTCAACAACCGGATATTGAATTGTACTGCCGTGTTGAATGAACAGTTCAACGGCCAAACAGAATCACCCCTTTCAGGAAGGCAAAGTAAGAACCTGATTAGGATAAATCAAATTAGGGTTCTTGATTTTATCCTTGTTCAGATTATAAATTTCAGTGTACCGGGAACCGTCCCCAAGATATTTCTTGGCAATATTCCAAAGACAGTCCCCGGATTTCACGGTATAGGTGGTAGTTTTGGGAGCGGTGGCGGTAAGCCGGGGGGCTTCTTGAACCGTTGCCTTGGGCGGCTCTGCGGGGGTAGCCGGTTGTTTGATGGTTACGGTCTTGGTTCCATAGGCTTTGTATTGCTTCAGGTTCACTTTCACCTTCACATCAAACCCGGCCCCGGCATCATCCGTGATTTCATAGTTTTCCATTCCAACTGTCAGGTTGGTATAGAAGAACATCCCGCCATTGGGCCGTTGCCGGTTCAAAATCCATTGGAAAGGCTCTTTGCTGGTTTTTAACCGCTCAAACAAAGAAAGGTAATAGCTTGCGGATTGCGCCCCGCCATTGGTAAAAGGATAGGAAACTTGGGGAAGCAACAGTTCAAAAGACACATCAGACAGGCCAGCGGCTTTCAAAATATTGATTTCTTCCCCATTGATCAGGGTCATAGTTTTGTTTTGGTTACTGATCTTCACAGTTACTTTGGAAGGGGTGATGGGCATAAGCACACCACCCAAATACATTTTGTATGCCATTACTCATGCACCCCTTCTTCAGAAACATCCAGCTTTTCAGCAAAATCATTGGCCCAAGCATCCATGATCCCGTCAAGATCGGTGTCACTGGAAATGTGGTTTTCATTATGTTGTTCAACATGAATTTCAGCCGTGGTGAACCGGTTGATTGCTTCACGCTCGGCAATATCCCGCAAATAGGCCAAATCTTCTTCCGCAATGTCAAGGGCATCACTCATAGCGGCGGTGTTCCCCGCCGTGTCCCCGGTGTTGCCATAGATACCATCAAGGGTGTTGCCAAGATTGAAGGCATCCAGCCCATCAGCGGCCCCCAAGCTGTCCATTGCGGAAAAGTCGAACAAGCCGCCCACGGTATCTTCCACACCTTGGCCGAACTCATAGCCCATATCAAAAGCGGCCCCATATTCAAACCGGCCCAACTTCATATCATCGGCATTCAGCTTTTCCATGACTTCTTCACCCTTGCCGAAGGTGGAATCCACCCAACCGCCCAAGCTGTCACGCCAGCCTTGGACGGAACCGGCAAGATTAGAACCGAAGATGGTATCAATGGCCGAAGCCAACGCTTGAAGCACGGAAAGAACGGTGTCCGCCAAATCGAAGAACAGGCGGCAAACGGCCCCAACCGGATCATTGAAAACATTCCCGATGAAGTTTGCAACGGTTCCCACAAGGTTATAGATCATCACAAATACATCCACAACCAAGTTCCACAAGGCAATGAAGATGTTTCCGATGAACGCCAACGCCGCCATAAATGCGCCGCAAATCAGGCCGGTTGCGGAAACGCTTGTACCGGCAAACTTATTGACCGCCGCCACAGCCGCATAGAACAGGGCTACAAGGGCAATCACCAGAATGATGATCCATACCAAGGGGCAAGCATACAAGGCCGCATTTAGGCCGTATTGCGCCGCTGTTTCAGCGGCGGTGGCCGCTGTCAATGCGCCGGTTGCGGCAAGCTGGATCATCTTTGCCCCGGCCATAGCGATATGAATTCCTTTGGTGATCAGGGCCACGGCATTTGCGGCCATCTGCGCCCCATAGTACACCAACAAAGCCCCGGCCACACCATAGATGATGGGAGAAAGCCACGACCAGTTATCCACCACCAATGCGGCCCCGCCAATCAGAAGATCAAGAACCCAAGTGGCAACAGAAGCGATCCCGGCAAGGCCATTGATAATCCCATCCGTTACTTGGGTAAACCGTTCACTATTTCCAATCTGATTGATCTTGGTCAGGATCGGGGCAAAGATGGAAAGGGCCTTGTTCTGCATGGAAGTCCAAATCTGCGCCCAAGTCTTGGGCATACTTTCAAACTTGGCATTGGTTTCGTCAGCCGCCGCAAACATAGCGTTCTTCACCACTTCAGCGGTGATCAAGCCTTGTTCCGCATAAGATTTGATGGAACCTTCCGCAATGCCCATATAGCTTTCAATGGCTCTTGCAATTCCGGGGGCATTCTCCAAAATGGAATTCAGTTCTTCACCACGCAACGCACCAGCCGCCATTGCTTGGGTCAACTGAAGCATTGCGGCGGCTTGCCCTTGGGCCGAAGCACCGCCGATCACAAATTGCTTGTTGATCTGCTCCATGAAAGCAATGATTTCATCCGTATTGGCAAAAGCGGCCCCGGCGTTGGAACCCAAACTTGCAACGGCTGAAGCGGTATCAAAGTAGGCGGATCGGGAACGCTGGGCAGAAGCCATGATTTTCTTTTCCAGTTCTCCCACGGAACCGCCATCATCCACAATCAAATTCAACCGGGCCTTGGTGCTTGCCAAGGTATCAGATAGGCCAAGGATTTTCTTTGTTGCCGCCAAGCCGCCCACAGTGGCCGCAATACCTTTCAGCTTGCCCCACAAGCCATCAGCGGCGGTGGTGCCATCCCTGATCCTCCGGTTAAATCGGTCTTGCTGGTTTCCAGCTTCCCGGATATTTTCTTCAATTTCATCAAAGGCGGCCCCGGCTCTTGCCAATTCTTCACGGGCTTCACGAATGGCCGAAGTATCAACCGAATTACCGGAAGCCCTTTGCATGGCTTCAAAGCTGTTCAGCACAATGTTCATGGCCTTGTGCATTGCCTGAAGGGGGGCGGTTACACCATCATAAAGGGCGATAGCGGTTCTAATGGTTGCCAATAGGGGTTCACCTTCTTTCCAAAGGAAAAAGGCCGGGGCCAGCGTTTACCGCTTCCGGCCCCGGCGCTTCTTTCGTTCAAGTTCTTTTTGCTTTTTCTTTTCCCGTTCAACCCGAACATCAATAGCGGCAATAATGAACGCCCGTTCCTGCCGGTCAAGGTTAAAAAACTGGGAAGGTGTCAAATGAAGTTCATGAAGGCAATAGTAAGCAATGTTCGCTTCACCATCACCTTCTTCAATTAGTTTTTTGCTTCATCCACCTCATCCTGAAGGGTGGTTTCAAAGCCGCAAACCTCCTGAACCTTGGTCAGATAGTCGGCATACTCGCCGGGGGTCAGCATGGTTTTCAGAAGGGCTTCAGCACCCATAACACCGTAGCTGTCCTGAAGTTCCTTGTCATTCAGGTTGGGGAACACGGTACAGGCCACCGCCAGCTTGCCAAGGTACATATCATAGTCGGTTTCCTTCTGGTACTGATTTTTCTTGCCGGGAACGGGAACCCGCTTGGCACAGGATTTCCGAAGGGCTTCATCCTCGGTGCCGGTGATAGCTTTGATTTCCCATTCAATGGGCTTCTTGGTGGTTTCGTCCACAAAGCGTTTGGAAACCGCAAACTTCACATTTTCGACTTTCAGGGCGTTTTTCGCCAGAAATGCAGAAAGGCTCATTGTTAAATTCCTCCTATTTTGTGATTATAAAAGAAAAAACCCGCCCACATTCTCAAAATGGGGCGGGTTTTGACAGTGTTACTCCATTCCCGCCAGCAGATTGAAGGTTTCGGGCATCTCGAAATCCTCAAAGGTGAAGTCCATATCTTCATCCAAATATTCCGCATCAGCGTCAAACTTGGTCAGAATGCCGCCATCAATGTTGCAATCCTTCAGGATCACGGTCTGACGGCCCACAGAAGAAGTGGGATCTTCATTGGTCACCTGAATGTCAAAATAGACATCCTCGCCGGTGTCCTTATACCGCTTCATCATTTCACGGAAAATGCTGGTGTTGTAATGGAAAGTTGCGGAACCCGTACCAGTCCAGCCGGTGGCCTTGTTACCCTTGCCGGTCTTGCCCAAAATGGGAACTTCCGTCTTGTTCTTCTCGAAGTTGGCTTCAAGGTTGATAGCCTGCATGAAGTTGTAACGGTTTCCATCAATGGTCACAAAGCATTCCGCCAAAGAAGCGGAAATGGCATCTTTGGCGTTCATCACAGTTGCCATAGTTCAAACCCTCCTTCCTTTACTGAACATAGACGGTCATGTAAAGCTGGGCCATAGCGTTGACCGGGGTAACATAGTCAGCCACCACCACGGCCTTCTTGGTGTCGCCTTGTGCAACCGTCACATTGTCCGGGCTGAAGTTCTCAATGGCCCGGATATTCTGAAGTTCCTGATGGTGCTTCACAATGTCATTCCAAAGGCTGATCCGCCCGGAAGCATCGTTGGGAACCTTACCAATGTACTTGGTTCCAAACAGAACCGCAATATCATTGGCAATCTGATCCAGAACCCGAATGGTCTGATTGCTGGAAAAGTCGGAAGATTTTTCATCTGTAATGGAAGTGAAGGTGTTAATGTCCTCCAAAACCACCACATTATCATCCACCAAATGGAACATGAAGGAACCTTCCGTGATACCGGCTTCCAGTTCGCTTTGGGTGTAATCGGTATCAACGGCATATTCACCGTCATAATCCATATTGGTTGCAGACTTGTTCACAGCGGTTCCGGCCACCACACCGGTTGCCCAAGGAATCAGGGCGGGGTTTCCGGTATCACCCACAAGGCCGTTTTTCACGCTCACAACGCCTTCATAATCGGCCAAATTGCGGAAGCAAACCACCTGAAACTTCTTGCCCACATCGTCCCGCATACGCTTACAGAAGGAAGCAAACAGGGCGGTAATGGTGGGATTGGTGGACAGGCAACCCATAGCGTTGAAGGTATAGGCTTCCATCTTATCCAGATAGGTTTGATAGGTGGCATCCTCAACCGTGCCATTGGCACCGCTGGTCAAGGGGGTGCTTGCCGTAAGGCCAAGGCTTGCCCCGGTTTTGAAGTCCACATAATCGTTGTTCTTCAGGTCAGACATTTGAGAAATGGCCTTTTGCTGATCCACCTGAAGGGTTCCAAGGAAAGTGGAAACATCATACAACAGGGCTTCCGGCTGACTGTTTTCATTGGCTTCAATGACGATCCGAAGATCATTGCCACGGGTGCCGGGATATTTGGCCGTTGCATAGGTGCAAGTGGCCTTGGTACCAGACGCATTCAGGCGGAAGAAGTGAACCTTCTTGGCATGAAGGAAAATTTCACGCATAGGCTTCAGTTCATCCGCCGTGTACGCATAGCCGAAAATCTTTTGGGAATTCTTCTGGAAATCCCCAAGTTCAACGGTGATAACCTCACCTTCAGGCCCCCAATTCATTTCAAGGGGGATCGTTGCAATGCCACGATCAGAAAGGGTGGCGCTTGCGCTTGCAACAGAAATGAAGTTGATATATGCACCGGGCAGAATTTTGTTCTGCGTCAAAAAAGTGCCGCCGCCAAGGGCCATATCAATTCACCTTTCCTTTCTTGAAAAAATTCTGAAGCAAGCTGTCCACCTGCTCCATTGTGTATTCCTTGCCATCTTCCAGAAGGACGGACAGAAGATCACGCCGCTTGGCGTATCGCTGGAAGGTCAGGATGTTTCTTTTGGTGAAAACCGGAACCGGGGTGGAAACGGGCGGGGCCGCTTCCTGATCCGGGGTTTTCTTCTTTCGTGTGGTGGTAGCCATTTATTCCCCTCCAATCGTTCCAACCTCGGTTTCCAAGGTTTCCATATAGGTTTCTTCCGTGGGCCGGATCATGGGCAAGTTGTAGTTCACAAAGAAATGAAGAACATTGTCCACAACCTCATAGTTCACACTGGTTCCGTGAAGCTGATCCCCATTGGGAAGGGTGATGAAGTCCAAAACTTCAATCATCTTTTCAGCAACCGTGAACATTTCCGCATTATTGCCGGGGGCGCTGGGGAAATACTGAATATCAAATGGGTTTCGCTTGATAAACCGCCGCCCAAGCATGGGGGTAACTTCCGGTTGCAAAACGGCAATCAAAAAACAGGGTTCTTCCAAACCCTGTTCCACATCATTCTGAAAGATTTCATATTCATCCCCAAAGGCGGCATTCAGCGCCATTGAAATTCCTTTGATAATTTCATTAAGCATCAAAACACCCCTTCAGGAACTTATACAACTTCTTTTCCAGAATTTTTGGGGCTTGCTGTTCCAACTCTTGTGTGGAAATGGTCAGCATATAACGCCCCTTCACCCAATTCTTTTTCAGCACCATTCCGCCTTCAGCGTCAGGATCATAAACAAAGCGGTCACTTTCCCAATAACCGGGGATGAACCGTCCCGGCTGTTGCCGGTGGCCGTATTCGACATAAGACGCATACTGAAGGTTATTCAGCACAACAACAGTGTAATGGGTTCCACGGTGGCCCACAGGCATTACCGCCCAAGCATCCCGCAAAGTCCCATATACAACCGGTGTCCGCTTCACAACCTTGTTCAGCAAACGCCTCGCCAAGTCTTGGGCGGCTTGGCGGCAAAACCTATCCAAATCAGCCCCCATCAGCTTTTCCAGCCGTTCATTCAACTGTTCCATTTGGCGGAAATCGCATCTTCCCCATTTACCCATCAGGCGTACCCCTTGAACGGAACAAGCGGAATTTCTTGATGGTTGGTGAATACCCCCGCTTCACCGCTCTTGGAATAGGTGAATGTTCTTTCAAGGTCATTGAACCGTGTCACCACGATTTTACAACCAGCGGGGATTTTCACATCAGGGGAAATGAACAGCTTCACAGCTTGGGAAACTGCGGCCACGGGATCACCCGTGCTTGAAGTTAAGGTTTCAAAAGACAGTTTACAGGGTTGATCCTGAAGAAGCGGCTTTTCTTCAAAATCAGTCAGCTTTGTGGTTGGATCGGTGACTTTCTCTTTCACAAAGATGGAACACCGATCCTTCCACAGCCGTTCAAGGGCTTTTCTGTGTGCGTTCACCAGACAAACCGCCTGAATCGGTAAAATTCACGGGTTCGACCATTGATCAGATAAGAAATCAGGGCATCCAACCGCTGTTCAGGGGTTGAACTACCATCACCAATGGCAAAAACCGTGTTGGTATCGCCTTCCTGAATTTGCTTGATAGCCGCATCAAGATCAAACCCTTCCAACTGCCCGGAAACCTTCTTCATGTTCAGGTATTCGCCCACGGCCATATAAACGGCCACGCTTACCAGCCCTTCAGGAAGTTCACTTTGGTTGGTTTCATTCTGAACCCTATACTGAACATTGCGGATCACAATATCAAGCAAGGGATCATCAGCGGCCCCCGTTACGCCAAGGGCCATCAACATGGAAACAACTTCTTCACGCAACGGGGATCACCGCCTTCTTATTCATCGTTGCCGGTTTCCGCCGCCTGAATAGCGGCCAAAATGTCAGCCTTCTTGGTGGCTTCCCCAAGGTCAATGCCGTTGGTGGCGGCATATTCCTTCAGTTCATCCACGGTCATTTTCTTCAGGGGGTCAGCCTGAACTTCCACCTGATCCGGCTCACCTTCCACGGTGTAGCCTTTGGCTCTCAAAATGTCAGCCTTGGCGGTGTCATTGGTATAGGCCACCCCCCGATTGAAGATAGCCACACATTCACCGTTGGCCCACACAGCGCCAAACTTCTGTTTACCGGTGATCTTATACATGGGTCATACCTCCTTACTCCCGGCCAGTGTAATCAAGGCCGGTAATGGAACCGTGCAGGAAAGCGGGGCCGTGGTCAAGGCCGATTTCACCATAAATCTGCTTCTTTTCGGCGGCACCGGTCTTTGCCAAATCTTCAAGGAACAGCGTACCCTTGCCGGGAACATCCTGAAAGACAGGCGCACAGGCGGAAACATCAGCGATCAGAATACGATCATTGGGAACAAAGGGGTTGTAGGCAACGCCCATCTTGAAGAAGTCGGTTTCCAGTTCGGTGATGTTCATGCCGCCGATATTGCGGGAAGCGGGGGTGTTGTAGCCCAACTGCTTTTCATACAGGGCGGTGATTCTCTGCTTCTGATCAGAACCACAGAACAGAACCATGTTGCCGAACATGGCACCGGCATCAGCCATAGCCTTGAACAACTGCTTCAGAAGGTCAACGGAAATGGCCGCATTACCAGCGGCAATGGTGGTGCCGGTGGAACACAGTTCAAACATACCACGGGTCTTGTTGGCCTGATTGGAAGCGGTGGCCTTGTTGAAGGTGCCGTTCAGGAAGGTGAATTCCACATCACGGGCAATCTTCTTCAGGCGCTGGGCAACCTGCCAATCCAGTTCAGAAGTGGGGTTGGCCGCCTGACCAGCGGTGTTCAGGCCGGACAGCTTGCCACGGTTCGCCATCTTTGCATAGGTGATGGTGATAGCCTCGTGGAAGATTTGGGTCACATTGGTTTTCTGCTCACGAACCAGCGCAGTTGCGGCGGGGGCAGTTTCAGACGCATCTTCAGTGATAGCAGGCTGGGCCGCTTCAGGGAATTCATAAAGCTGACCGGTGGGGAACTCGTCATTCTCGGTTTTCATGCCACCGGACAAGCCGCCGATCATGGACAGGAAGGGGGTTTGGGTGGGGGAAGCGGTGAACAGATCACCGGCGAAATTGGGAAGATTGAAAGTATTACCAGTTCCAGTGATATTGACAGGCATAATCAAACATCCTTTCTTGTGTCAAAATTTTTCAGATTAGAAAAGCTGAATGCCTTCAGCGGCGGCTTCTCTCTTGATTGCCACAGCCAAGGCGGAATTTCCAGCTTTCCGGGCATCAGCCAGACGGGTTTCATAACCGCTGGTTTTGGGATCGGGCGGGGTGGTTACGCTTCCAGCGGGGGAAGTGCCGGAAACAGTGGGGGTGGTGTTGGTATCCGCCTTGAAAAGAAAGCTGGTGCCTTCACCCTTCACCAGCTTGCCGATTTCATCAGACAGGCCGGGAATGGTGCCATCATCAGAAACCGTGGCCTTCTCCAAAAACGCAGTCAGAAGGGGGCGAACCGTGGCCGGGTTGATTGCCTTGGCATCCTTCAGGGCGGAATCCACAGCGTTATCAATCTTCAGCTTCTTCAGTTCGGCATCATGCTTCTTCTGCTGATCGGTGTTGGCCGTTTGCAGTTCGGTGATTTGATTTTTCAGGGCTTCCACATCACCGGTGGACTTCTGAAGGGCTTCAAGCTGGGAATCCCGCTCCTTGATGGTGGCCTTTGCGGTCTGAAGTTCCGTGTTGACCTCATTAAACCGGGTCTTGGGAACAAAAGAACCGTTCAAGGCTTCCATCACCTTTGTTGTCTGATCTTCAGTCAAGCCCATAGCCATCAAACTTTCTTTGGTCATAGCAAATACCTCCATTACAAAATCCTTTTTTACCGTGGGTCAGGAACCACGATTTCCCCCGGCTCACTTTACCGCCCAAACCGGGAAAGGGGCGAATGGGTATGAAAAAACCACCACCGGCAACGCCGGGGGTGGCTCATTCAACAATATTGTTTTGTTCATTCTCTTTCAGGCGCTTCATATAGGCTTCAAATTCTTCCACCACTTCCGGGGGTGCGCCTTCCTTCAGGTGCCAATTATCAACTTCAGGCACAAACCATTCACTTGTGAAAAAATTGGGCATCGGCATCTTATTTCATCCCCTTCATCAATTCCAAAAGCTGTTTACCAAATTCCACCGCAACGGGACGGGGGTTCTCACTATCCATCCATTCACAGAAGCATTCAGCAAACCATTCTTGGGCATCTTGGGTGGCGTAGCCGCTCACCGCTGTTCTGGTGTCGGAAACTTTCAACCCACAAGCCTTCATCACCTTGGGACGAAGATAAGCGGAAACCTTCTTGGCTCTCCATCCATTCAATCCGGCCAACTGGTGGATCACAGAAAGGTAATCATCCACCGCATGGCCCAATTCATGGGTGACGATGGAACCATAAGTGGTTCCCGCTGGGTGGAAACCGTGGGCCAAATCATTTGCATAAAGTCTGTTCAATTTCTCCACATCGGAAAAATAGGAAGTGTTCACGGCAATTCCACCACGCCCCAAGCCATAAGAACATTGGGCATAAGTTCCACCGGCCAAGCGTTGGGCATTGATAGAATTCAGTTGCCCCCGCAATTCAGGAAGGCGGTTGAACACATTTTCATGGGCTTTGAAAATAGCCTTGGCGGTATCAACATCACACCCTTGCAAAGAAAGAAGCTGGTTCCCATCAAATGGGCTTCCATCGGGAAGGGTAGTCTGATAAAACCACCCTTGTTCTTTCATCAAGGCTTCCACTTCTTCAACTGTGGTGCATTCATCCACCGTTTTCATTATAGCGCCCACGGTGGCAACCGTCAAACCATCCTTCACGCCATCCACAAAAGCCTTCTTCCATTGAGTAAAGGTCATGTTGGCGGGAACATAGTAAACTTCCCCATCAGCATTCCGGGCGGCTCTTTTGCCTTCCATATCGTCATAATAGGGGCAAGTGGTTCCCCGGCAATTCGGGTGGAAGGGTGGGACAGTCACACCGGGTTCATATTGGGAAAGTGGGATCACCTTTCCATCAAGGGGCTGACAGATAGGGCAAGTACGGGAATCCAGCGTTTCCACAATTTCAATCTGTTCAACTCCCAAATCTTTATACATTTGGGTTTTGGAAACAGCGTTGAAATAGGTGGTTTCTGTGTGAACCAGCCGCCTTGCCTTGTAGCGGGAAGTTCCAAACTTCTTTTGAATGGCCGTGATAATCTTGGAAGATGGATCACCCCGCAACATTCCTTGAATCAGTTCCTTGTTTACGGTGTCCACCAATTCCGCCTTATTCGTCCAACAGCGATCCCGGAAGGTCTTTCCGTCTGTTGTCCAAGGTTTTGAAAGCAATGTTTCAAGTTTCTTCTGGTTCAGGGCGGTGAAATCCCATCCAAGGCCAATGCCCTTCTGAATTTCAAAGGCCCCACGGGTGTACCCGTTGGAAATCACATCTTTCAGAAGATCATCAATCCCATCAACCTGATTTCCATACAGAAGTTCAATTTGCTGTTGAATCTGAAATTGGATAGCTTCAAGGCGGCTGACATGAAAACGGGTAGAAGCGTTTTCCAGCTTCTTGATCCATTCTTCTGAAAGGTTGGCTTTTTGTGCGGCCTTCACATACTGTTCCGCTGTCCACTTGAATTCTTCAAGCTGTCCGGTAGTCAGCATTTTCCGGGCTTCTGCCAAAGTAACATTGTTGTTGGTGGCAAAACGCTGATACCAACTTTCAATGTCCTTTTGAACTGTTTGTTCAGCTTCCCGGTAAATATCTTCAAGGCTCTGAAGGTATTCATCAGTTTGTTTGTGGGCCGCTTCTTCAAGAACGGAGAACCGGCCCCGCCAATAGTCAGCATTTTTCACGGGGTCACACTCCCTTCTTGGTATGGCTGGGATGGTTGGAATCGAACCAACGGATCAGGGGGTCAAAACCCCTTGCCTTACCTCTTGGCTACACCCCAATATTGGTGCTGAAGGTGGGATTTGAACCCACACGCCTTGCGGCAACGGATTTTGAATCCGCCGTGTCTGCCTATTCCATCCACTTCAGCGTAAATGGTGACGCATACGGGAATCGAACCCGTGTTACCGCCGTGAAAGGGCGGTGTCTTGACCTCTTGACCAATGCGCCATGCGGTGCCGGGGAAGGGAATTGCACCCTTGACCGGGTAAGGAGGTGAACCCCGGCCCTGCCCCATTATTGCCCCGGCATATAGGAAGGCGGGGATTATTCTTCCCCGCCTTCAGGATCATTGTTTTTGGGTACATTCCCAAAGGCTCCGGCATATTCATCAACGGCTTCTTGCTTTTCCTTCTGAAGCCGTTCCAATTCCTTCTTCACATCGGTTGTCCACGGGTGCTGTCCAACAATGGTTTCATTGGACAGAATACCAACAGAAGAAGCGCAATTTGCGATTGCTTCAGATTCATTGATCAGAATATCCCGGTTGAAGATCACAGTAACTTCTTCATTCTCAAAGTCACCTTCACCTTTCGTTTTCATATCTTGGTTGATGAACCAAAGAAGCTGTTCAAAAGCCGCTTGAAATTCCGTTTCCATGCCGTTTGCATCAAGGTCAATGTCAGAATACATGGATTGGATGTTCATTTGATTGGGGTTCCCGCTCATACGATCATCCTTGGCATCATAGCCACGGGCGTTTTCAATCAAGGCTTTCTTGAACACTTCCAAAATGGCTTTGTAGTTTTCAGAATTGACTTCCACGGTCAGGGTTTCAACCCCACCATCATCCCGAACTTTCACGGCTCCAAAAGCGGCCAGATTGTGCCGGAACTCCCCAAGGTTTTCACCATCGTAATTCTTCAGAATCAAAATGGTGTTCCGTGCGTCCTCTTGCATATTGTTTTCAAAGTCGGAAAGCATGGTGTTAATGCCATCCTGAAGGGATTTCACCCGCATGATCAGCGGGGTTTCCTGTTTGTTGTACTTGAACGGGATCAGGGGAAAGCGATCCCACGCATAGGCTTCCGGGCCATCCTTGCCTTGAACCGTGATATAGGGCGCATAATCTCCAAGTTCAACATCAGGAATCAGGGTTGAACCATCAAGCACATAACGGTAAATCCCATCAGGCTTGTAAAGTTCCACCCGTTCAACCAACTTCTTTGTGATCCCGTCCCAAACTTCCTGAAGGTACAATCTTGCGGCGGCATCCAGCTTGGTATGATCATCGTCAGCCCAAAACGGCAAAACCTGATAGGCCGGAAAGCGCCGGAAAGAAAGAACGCCTTTTTCATCGTAATAGATGAACAACCAGCAAAGCCCACCATTGAAGGCATCTTCACCAAGGTATTTCAGGGTTCTTTGAAAGGCGGAATTGAACCGCTTCTTCAGCAAGGCCGAATAGGTATCATTTTCACAATCAAAGGTGATCGGCTTACCAAAAAGATAGTTGGTTTTCTGATCCACCATCTTTGCATACTGGTTATCAATCACCTTGTTATTGGGAAGGTTGTCAACCACTTGCAACTTCCCATCAGGCCCAATGGCCGTTCTTTTCCGGTCAAGAATATCATGCTTTCCATCATAGTAGCGATCACCGGTGATTTGGGCCATCCGTTCCGGTGACTTCTTCCAAGCGGCAATTTCCCGGCCAAAGAATTCAAGTTCCGTCAGGCCACGGCCAGCCCCTTCTTCAATCAGGCGATTGATCCGGGCGGTTTCAGTATTCAGAAATAGCATTCAATCACCTTCCTTTTGTGGGGGGGGGCTTGGAATCCAATGGGGCGCTGTCTGGATTTCTCCAAGATCAGCGTTTGATTGGACAGTTCCACTTCAATCTTCAAAGTTTTATAGGGCAAGCGTTCAGCCCATTGTTCAATCTTTTTCAAAATCTGCTGTTGCTCAAACATGGGCCGTTCCTTCCTATTGCTCAATAAACACAGAACCCCGGAAACACTTGATTTCCGGGGCCTGTTGTTACTACCGTGTTACTCAAAGCTAAAGGCAGAACCAACCAGCATATCTTCAAGGGCATAACGCATAGCGTCCATCAGGTGGTTAAAATCATCAATGGGAATGTTGATCTTGGTTCCAAACTTATCTTCATCCCAAGTGTAGTTTGAAATTTCAGTAATGAAGTTCACACACCGGGGATGAATGATGATGGTATAGCCTTGAATGTACTGAATGCCATTGTTCACGCTGTCCTTGCCCTTCCGGGCGGCTCTGATACGATGAAGGCCAGCTTCCCGCAATTCGTCAATGCTCTTTGGTTCGGCGCAATCGGCCTTGATCCGTTCCTTGGCATAGCCCATAGCCGTTACCCGGTCACAAATGGCCCGGTTGGTCAGGGCTTTTTCATACAGTTCATCAAATACCCAAATGGTCTTTTCTTCCTTGCTGACAAGCCCACAGAAAAGCGCCGTTGGGTCATTGGTATAACCAAAGTCAAGGCCAAAAGCGGATTTCACACCGGCCTTGGCGCTTACTTCCTTCACATTGAAGGCTTCTTCCCGCCAGTTCTCAAAGATCAGGCCATCTACAATGCCCCAACCACCAAGGCCAGCCACTTTATAGCGCCGGGGGTTGGTTTCCTTCATAGTCTGGAAAACCTTCAGATCAGCTTCATCCAGCCATTCATTACACAGGTAATTGGTGGTGGTTGCAAAAATCTGACCATCAGGGGAAATCCAGCTATCATGGAATTTGTAAACAGGGTTCCCTTGGGCATCCTTGCCGGTGATTTCTCCAAAGAACCGTTTCCTGATCCAATGCTTTTCATTCCACGGGTTGAAAGTCAAAGTGATTTGCTTGAACAGGCCGGTTTCTTCCGGGATAGCACCACGGATGGATTCATCAAGCATATTGAAATCATCTTCATTCATGATTTCATAGGCTTCTTCAATCCAGCACCAGCACAAATAGCCAATTTCAACCGTGATGGAAGTAACCTTCAGGGGATCATCAAGGCCCCTGAAGTAAATCTTCTGACCGGTTGGAATATAGGTCATTTCAAGGGGGCTTTCTTTGACTTCCCAATAAGACTGAACCCCAAGCCGGTTGATTGCCCACTTCAATTCCGTGAAACAGCTATCCTTCAAGGTTCTGAACACTTTACGAACCACAAGGGTATTGGCTTCCGGGTATTGCATCATTCTTTTGATGATGTTCAGGGCCGTGGTTTTAGATTTCTTTGAAGCACGGGAACCCTTGCAAACCCGGTAACGGCCTTTGAAGTTCCAATAAGTGGCGTAGCCTTTGCCCACCACTTCAGGAAGGCGGATCACCTTTGCTTTGGGGTTAATCTTCAAGTTGATCATCCCCCATGATAACCACAGGAACAGCGCCGCCCAAATCCATTTTGTCACTGAACAGGGCGTAACGCTTGCCGATCAATTCAGCGGCCTTGATCCGTTCTTTTGCGGAAACCTCAATATCCGTGATTGTCTGAATGCCATCACCGGCCAGCTTCAAAACCTGTTCGGTATGCTCACCCCGCATCACAGCGGTAAGGTATTCAAGAACTTCTTGGGCATCGGCAATCTTGGCGGAATGAAGTTTTTCAAGTTCGGTGTCAATGTACTGCTTCAGGTCAGCAAAAGTCAGCAATCTTTGTCCGATACTCTTTGCGGTCTTGGGCGAATACCCGGCCTTAACCGCCGCATCGGTAGCGTTGCCGCTGATCAGGTATTCATCACAAAACTTCCGTTGTCTGGTGTTCACAGGTATTCACCCCCTTTTTCAGCATAGAAAAAGCGCCCCCGGTGTTCCCGTTGGCGCAATTTCATACATACAGAATATCAGAAAAAATACTAAACTTTCAACCGGTCACTATCAACTTTCAGAAAGTCAGCGTTGGCGGTACAGAATGACAGCAAAGCCTTACCGTGAATTTCAAAAAGCCATTGGGTGGTGTATTCAAACTCTGCCGCTAAATCCTCCCATTTTTTCATCTGGATATATCGCCCGATCAAAACATTCTGCTGATCAAGGTCAGGAATTTTGCCGATCCGATTGAAGGCATCTTTCTTCATATCAACAAGTTCATCAATCCGGGCATTTATATCATCTTCAAGGGCAATGATCTTCACAACCGTTTCACCTAAAGTATCTTTTGCGCCGGAAGTCTGTACCTTGTCGGGCTTCAGCTCATAGTTTTGGCTGGTCAAGCTGGAACGCAAGGTGTTCACTGTATCTGTCAACCGCTGGATCAAGCGATCAGTTTTCCGAATTTGGGAAAAATAATCCTTGGCCCTTTGGCAAAGTTCTTTTTCAGTCACTATGTATCACACATCCTTTCAGATCATGTTGAAGGGGGTCAAAGGCTCACAGCATCAGGGTTTCTGGGATTTCCTTCAACATTCAAGATCAAAAGCGCATTCTTCACTATATAGCTTTTTTCTTACTATATATTTTTTCTTTAATTTGAATTGAATATCTGCACCATCTTGAATGTTGAAGGATTTTCCCGAAAAGCAAGGTATATCAAGGGTTTCCGCCCCTTCAATATCCATTCACTATTCCAACCACAACCGCTGAAGTGCTTTGGCGGGGGCGTTTCCTTGAAAGTTAATTTTCAAATAGTGGTTTGTACCAAAATGTAGGACAAACCACTTTATTCTGTTGAAGCATTAACAACGGTCAAATTCATACTTGCCATTCAGAAACTCCAATGATTCTGCCACAGTTTCGTTAGTCTGACTGTCCATTAAATGCGGGGAATTGCAACAGCCGCAAGCCCAAATATAAAGCCCATACTTTTTCTCTAATGCTTCCAATCCAGCAACAAATTCATCAATTCTATCCATTATTTGAACTCCTTCCCGGTCTTTTTGTCCTTCAGTTCAACCCGATTCAACAGGTCATAACCGGCCAAGCGGATAATGTACTTCAGAACAAAGATCAGGGTGTTCAGGCGCTTTTGCTGTTCATCTTCTTCCCGAATGATAGGCTTCAGCCCTTCATAAGCCGTAGGGTCAGCATACCCTTCTTTATTCTGCCAAGGTTTAGTTCCCACGATCCTTCAACCTCCCATCTGAAACAATAGTGATCCCGGTTTCTTCCTTCAGGGTTTTGTGAATATCTTCAAGGGACACATAACCTTTTTCAAAGCTATCATACAATTCAAGAACAGCATCCGTGAACCGTTCACACCGAACCGGGCCGAAACCAAACTTATCATGAAGGATCATCACCGGCAATCCCAACATCAGAAGGAAGGCTTTGTTGGCCGCATCCTTGGAAGCGTCCTGTTTGATCTTCTCAACATCCGCCGCTTTGATATTCACCACGGGTTCTTTTTTAACCGGAAGCCCCGCTTTCTTGGCTTTCCGCCGTTCAGCCCTGTTCATGGTATTCACTCCAAATATCATCAAAGCAAACCGGGATCATGGAATGAACTTTATCCAGAAGGATCAGGGCCACTTCCCGCATCTGCGGGTGTGCGGCGGGGGAACAGCGTAACTTCAGGAAGTGCCGCCACTCCCGAATGTCAGCGGTCATAACCACTTCCGTTTTCAGGCTGTTGGGCAGAACAGAACGGGCTTCTTGCGGGGAACAGCCTTCATCCAGCAAAGCAAAGTAAGCATCTTCAGCATCCCGCATGGCAATCTTCCAACAGTCCATTTTCACCTTTCCACCCAAGGTGTTTTCATTCCAGAAGCAAGGTTTGATCACGGTGATTTCAGAACCAAACCCTTCCTTGCTGTAATTGCAATAGCGGGTAGATTCTTGGCAATATGCCGCCAGCCGGTGCTGAACAATTTCATGGGAAACCCCACGATCACAGATGAACTTCACCGTGAAGGAACAGTGTTCCAGAACTGCTTCATGGCCCCGCTTGATGATACCAGCCACAAAAGCCGGGGCGCTGGTGTCAGTGATCTTGGCTTCAGACTTATAGCAAACCCGCCCACACTGTTCAAGGCGCTTCAGGATTGCGGCCCCATCAATCGGGGTGATAAATTCCACATCAGCATTGATAATCTTCATGGTGTTCATCCTTTCTTCTGGTAAGCATCATATCTCTGATCATTCAGCCGGGAACAATGGCCGCACACAGAATCATTCCAAGGACGGTTGATATTTGCACAGCCTTCACACGGATCACCAATGGTTCTGGTTGGTATGTCCTGAAGTTCCGGGTGTTTGATTTCCATGTAAAGGGCAAACAGGATGTTCCAAGCCGCCGCCCGAAGGTGGGGTTCATCCTTCATGCCCATCATGTACTTGGCAAGGTGGCGGAAGGCCGAATCAATCAGGCTGTGAATAGGAATGCCCTTTTCACAGTTGCGTTCCCCGTACTTCAGCGCCCCTTCTTCACAATGCTTGGAAACTTCTACAAGAGCTTCCCACGGCAATAAATCCATGCGGCCTTTGCCGGTGTGTATATCCCGAACCGCCCCGGTATCAAACCGGGTGCGCTCTCCACTATCTTTGATTTCCATTTCAATCATCCTTTCAGTTGAACCATTTGATAACCGGATCACCGGTGAAGCCTTTTTCCCACACATACCACGCATAAGCTATGGCCGAATCCGGGAACCGTTCAAAATCACCATTCTTGGCGCAAGAAAGCCGTGAACGGGATATGTAAACGGTTCGGGGGGGGGGTGTCTTTGAAAAAGGCTCCCCGTTTTTGTCCCTCCAAGAACTGTACCTTCAGGAACATTGCCACTTTCCCACCGGGCCTGATACTTTCAAGCGCCCGTTGAACAAATTCAAGCCCCGCTGAATATGGGGGATTGGTGATAATATCGCCTTCAAACCCTTCCAAGGTTTCCTTCAGAAAGTCCAGCGGTTCAGGATCACCAAACCCCCGGTAAACAAGATCGGTGCTGATCACTTCATAGCCGTGGGCCTGAAGAACTTTGGAAATATGGCCTTCACCACAAGCCGGTTCCCAAATTACCGGGGCAAATTGTTCCAGTTCCAACAGCATTTCCACAGCTTTGGGATCGGTGGCGTAATAATCAAAGGCTTCCCGATTTTCAAGTGCATGGTTTGAACTTCCAAGGGTTGTGAACACTTTTTTAGAACCGGACATTATGAATCACCATCCTTTCCAGACACAAATACACGGCATTTTCCAAGGCGGCTGATCCACTTATCAACGATGATGAACCCACAGCGTTTGGTGATTTGCCGTGAAAATTCAATGTTGGAAAGGGCTTGGAAGTTATTAGAAATACAGTATTCCTTATATTTCCGGTAAACTGTTTTTGTGGGTTCATTTTCAATACCTTCAAGCCCAACTTCTTTGATAAAGCCAATGATGGGGTTGTTGCTCTGTTCATATTCGTCAAGCTGTCCCTGAACTCTGCTGGAAGTGGTGAACTTGGCATTCATCAGAACCCGGCGCAAGGCTTTCAGGCCCAACAAAATCAGGTATTCCATTGAACTTTGTTCACACAATTCATCCTTGATGAACGGGCGGAAATCAGGATCATTTGGGGTAAACTTGGCATCAAATGGGACGATCACCAGCCGCCTTTGAACGGCTCCGGTCTTATCCTTCATGCGGGGAATGTTGTTGGCGCTGAACAGGAATTTGGCATAGTTATTGAATTCAAAGGGGTCTTGGCCTTTGCGCTCCACATTCACCCGGTCACCGGTCACCAGCTTCTTGAACACAGAAGCATTGGCAATGAATTCATCTCCAATATCATCACCAATGTTTGCCAGCTTTCCGAAAAGTTCAGCGGTTTTGAACCTGTCCCCAAGTTCCTTCAGGTCAAGTGAAGCAATATTCCGATCCCCCAACATATTCTTGACCACATGAAGGAAGGTTGATTTGCCGTTGCTCTTGTCACCAATCAGGATGAAGGCTTTGCCAAGTTCATTGCGCCGGTAAAGGCAATAACCAACCATTTCTTCCAGCAAAGCCCGAACTTCAGGATCATTACAGGCAAGCCGGTTCAAAGTGTAATCCAGAAGTTCATTATGTGCGGCGGGGTTATAAGGCCAAGGAATCTTATTGGTGATCACAATATCCGGTGTGAACTCGCTGAAAGAATCATCACGGATATTGTAAAGGCCGTTGCTGAAGGCAATCACATTGGGGTTGGTGGCTCTGGTTTCTCCCTCTGTCTGGAACATTACTTCCAAATAGGACAACACTTCTGACCGGTGCGCCCGTTTCAGGTTGGGAATGTGCTTGATCATTTGGGCTTCAATTTCCATAGCGCCGGGAACATAGATACCATCCCGGTAAATGTGAAGCTGGTTATTGATCTTTACAATGTGATTATTGTTCTTCAGATACACCGCAAACTTATCAAACAGAAAGGTTTTATCCTTGAAGAAGATAGGTTTCTTGAATGCTTCATCCCGAAGGATAGTTTCAAGTTCCCGATCCGGCAAAGGATCATCAAGAATATACCGGTTGATCATGCGGATGGTTTCACGGGCTTCTTCTTTGGTGAAGTCCTCGCTTTGAAGCGTCAGAATATAGTTGAACAGGGCTTGGTTCCGTCCGTCCCCGGCTCTCATATCCAAGAACTTCATGCTGGTTTTTACCGGGGTAAGCCATTTGGGAAGGTCTTGAATATCATCTTCCGGGCAATCCAGAAGAACTTCCCGATCCACCCCATTGAAGCGCATAATGGCATAACTGTTGTTCCGGCCAACCTTGGCATCTGTTTCAATACCAAGCGCCAAGGTTTGCTTTGTCCAGCTTTTTTCCACATACCCTTCCGGGTTTCTGAAATAGAAGTGCTTTCCCCGTGTGGTCTTATACACCCGGCATTTCAGGCCCAAATCCTGAACAATCTGGAAAAGAAGATCACTGGTTTCCACATCATCCACATCAATCAGAATTGTTTCTTCTCCAAGAATCCCGGCGTATTCGTCAAGGTCTTGAACATCTTCAAGGCGGTTCAATCTTTTCCGCCCTTTGAATTTTTCAAGGCATTGTTTGTCTTTTGTCGGTACATATCCCCGAAAAAGTTGCATGGTTCAGATCCCCCCCCCTTCTCGGTCAACTCCATAGTCTTTTAGGCGCTTCCACGCCAACTGAATGTAATATTGCCTATCCAGTTCAGCGGGGACGGGAAGGGAAGATACATCGTCATTGATAATGAAGCAATGTTCCGGTGTATTTCCGAACTTTTCAGGGTTCTTTTTTCTTCCGTTTACCACTTTTCCAGATACTTTGAACAAGCCACCCTTGGAATGATCTTTGGACGCAAACACCCGAAAGGTTTTATCCGTCTGAACTTCACCGCCGCTGAATCGCTTTACAGACTTTGAACGGCCCTTTGCATCCCTGATTTTTTCCATAGTGATCACCGGGGAATAAAGCGCACATTCATACTTGCTTGATACCTTCACCACCTTCTGAAAATCTCGAAGGGAATCACAGGCCCCAATGGTTTCTTCCGGTAGTTTGCCGTGAACGAAGTATTCACTAATAGCCCGGTTTACAATGGGAAGGTCATAATCCAAATCAGACAGCTTCTTGACATAAGCGCCCTTGGCTTTAATCGCCCCGGTTTCCCGATCAATCAGAAAATAATTGTTTACATCCTTCTGAAAAATGTCCCCAATGAAAGTATCAAAGTCCATTTTCATTCCGGTTCTCTGTTCCCATTCCCAAACTACATCATCAATCTTTTCAAAATCCCGGTCATAATCCGTAAGCTGGACAATGATACCATCCGTGTTGTTCTGAACAAGTTTGCAATAAGGTTCAAGGTGTTCAACTAAATCCAGAAGCAAAAGCTGACCATTGATACAAATGGTGTTGTTGCTCATTGGATCATACAAGGCGGATTGTGGTTGTTTCATTTGCCCTGAAATGGCGTTGTCCATGATTTTGAACGGTTGACGGGCTTTTTTATCCCCCTTGCGTTTGAACTCAATGTTGCTGTCATGGATGAACTCAAAATTTTCAGGATGGTTCATCACCCGATAACCAATTTTGAATTGTTTCTGCAAGGAAGGGTAATAGGCAGTAACATCAATCACCAGAAAAATTCCATGCCCATGATATTTGGGAATGGCTCCATGACCACCGCCCCAAGCGAAGGTATGTGGAACACCGGCAACGGTTATATTTTCTTGGGCCTTCCCATAATTGTGATTGATGGGGTTCTTGTACCAGTCAGCCACAAAGCGATATTTCTTCAGCCGCAAGCAATCCAGAATTGGAAAATCAAATTCATCATCAAAAGATTTCCCTTTCCCGTTTCCACCCAAGATTTCTGCGGCAAGCTGGGCTTTGGTTTTTCCAATAGAACCCGTCCCAAGATGGAAGTGGTTCACAAAAAACATTGTGGTATTAAATTCCTCAATGCTCCGAACCCAAACTTCAACGGTTTCACTTACATCATGGCGGCAATATTTGACCGTTTCAGCCAATTCTTCTTCCGTCAATGGGCGGTCAATGTCGAAGGGAACCGTGGTTTCTTTGATGGAATGCCCCATAAAGGCTTCCAGCGCCTTCAGGCTAATGGGCGGGTTCGGCATCACATCATAGTTGATCAGGGGGAAGTTCCTGAATAGACTGGAAAACCGATAGCCGGGTTTATCATCAAGGATAATCCAGTCGTTCACCTTCTTTGGGTTGAACCCGCACAAAATACCTTTCAGGATGAATTGGTCATAGTGGCGGCTATTATATCCGGCCCAAATAGTTCCCTTGTGCTTCTCATAGAAGCGGCTCAATTTTTCAGGGTCATTGATGATCACAGTTTCTTCCTTGGCGTTTAGATCAATCAGCACCACCAGCCAATCATAAGCGAACACCTCGAAATCATAGAAGATCATCTTTTCACCCACTTTCTGAATGTACTTTTGGTGAATCAGTAGAAACAGCCCCGCCACGGGAAGGCTTCACCTTGGGGCCAACCGGGGCAAGCGCCCCGGCCTTGAAAGTTAAGGTTCAAACCCGGTTTGGTGTCCTTTAGGACACTTTTATTGTAAAAAATTTTACGCCGGTTTTCAATCCTCAACTTCAAAAACTTCATCAATGCTGATGGAATTGAAACGGGAATCATCATAATCCACCGCATATTCCAGCTTGCCATCAATAGCTTCCGCAATGTCAAGGACAAGCTGGGCAAACTGCTTGTAGCTGGTGAAGCTGACGGGAATGCCGGAATCCAGCTTGTCAAGGAAACCGATAGCGGACATGATCATGTTCTTGTCGTTCTTGGTGCCGTACAGAACCCGGTTCATGAAAAGGCGCTGGTTCTTATACTCGCCGGACAGAATCTTAAAGGACACGGCCAGCATGGGGCGGTTGGGGTCTGCCTTGGTTCCCTTGATTTCCATGCTCTCCACACGGGCTTCATACTTACCAGCGGGAATGGTAGGGAAATCCCCGCCGCCGTTCTTCTTGGCTTCCTCCACATCGGCCTGAAGGCCCTTCAGATCAACAGTACGATCAATCTTGTCAAAGTCGATAGCCATAATAAACTTCCTCCTAAATTTGATTTGAAATGATTTTTCCAATTTCTTTCACGGAATGGGCGATCTTTTGACGGTTCACCCGGTTCCCTTGAAGAACTTCCATAATAGCGGCGGCTTCTGTCTGAATATCCTGAAAGGCTCTGCGGTTGCTGTCCAAGCTGGATTCAAAGGCAACCAAATCAGTATTTACCTTCCGGCTCGTGTAATCAGCGGCCTTTTCCGCTTGCTCCACATGGGTTCTTAACCATTTTGCGGCATCATAGCCCATGCGATCTTCCACCAGTTCAAGGAAATGGCGGAATTCAAACAGTGTGTGAACTGAACCATCATTCAGACTGATCACACAAGGACAAGGATCAATCTTCATCAGGCATCACGCTTCTTCCGGGTGCGCCGGGTCGGGTTCACATCCATCTTGGGTGCGGCTTCCTCCACCTTGGGACGATCCCACAGGGGGCAAGCATCGGGGCCGCCTTCCTTGTGGCAACAATGGGCGGCATCAATGCTGGGGCAAAGGGGGATTTCCGGGTTGTCCCGGTTCTGCTGGAAAATCCGGTCACCATCCGGGCATTTGGGAAGGGTGCTGGTGTCGGGTTCCGTCTGCTCCACAGGGGCGGAATCATCCACTTCACCGCCGCCCGGTGTAAATGTACCATTGGGATCATCAATCGCTTCAGGATCAGGGGCCGGGGCTTCTTCTGCTTTGGGCTTTCTTCCCCGTCTGCTGGGCCGCTGTTCGCCGCTGTCAGCCGTTTCAGGTGCCTGGGTTGCCGGGGTATTGCCGCCGTGTTTCATGGCTCCTGCGGCCCTCTGGTTGGCTTCCTCATAGACTTCACAGAAGGCTTCATAATCCAGCGGGATTTCCTTGTTGTGAACGGTCAGCCGCCCACCTCCAAAGATCACTTCAGAAGTCTTGAAGGAAAGTACCCGGTCATTATCATCCGCCACGATACGGGCCACAAGGTCAACCATACCGGCAACCTTATTGGCAACCTTTTCCCGAAGGTTCGGGCGAATGGAACTGATTTTGTCACCGCTCTTGCGGGTCAAATCCCGGCTTCTGTCCTCATGGCTGATCAGGATGATGTTTTCATAGTCCAGACTGACCAGCCGCTTGATGGTATTCAGGAACTCGGAAGTAACCATGTCCCACGCCCGGAAGGAATCATCACTTTCATGCTTCCAGCCCTGCCGATCACAGATATACACCCGGCAAGCCTCATAGGTATCTTCCAGAAGGTCAACCACAATAGTTTTGAAGTCGTTCTGTTTCTTCTCCAACTCGGCCACGGCATCAGCAAAGACTTCCCAAGCCAAATACCGCTTGGTCAACCGCCCTTCCACCGTCACGGTGTCCCGAATGGCGATATAGGGGGCATCCACAAACTTGATGTTACCATCCGTGTTCAGCATCAGGGGATCAGGGAATTGATTGGCAAAGAAGGTCTTGCCGCTGAAGGGTGCGCCGTAAAGCCATACAACCTTCTTTTTGGTGGCGTTCAGGTTACGCCGTTCATTTTTGGGGAGTAACATATAGTTCCATCCTTTCTCACAGTATTCTTGATATTCACACCAACCGCAAAAGTGGTTAGGGTTCTTGGGGAAATCGGCGGCTTCAACCATGTGCTTCACATCGGTTAAAAAGCCAATGATTTTCATAGGGTCATACTGAACAGGCATCAAATACGGTTCAGCTTCTTTCAAAGCGTCCTGCAATCTATCCCGAAATTGCATCAGGGTTTCCGTTTTCTTCTGCCTGATCTTCACCTTGGGGACAATCAGGAAATACATATTCCTGATCCGGTGGCCGGGGTGGGTCAGTTCATACCAATACTTGTATTCGTGAAGCTGACCGGAAACGGAATAGCTTTTTCCGTTATTGGAATACTTGAAGTCATACAGATCAAAAGTGTTTTCTGAAGGGATTGTGAATTTTCCGTAAGGGCAATGCCCGGAATACGAATCATCACACCTTTTCCACTCCTGACAACGATCACAGATTTCATCTTTTCCGGTCAAATCCAAATCAACAGGAACCAGATAATCCATAAACCCGGTGAAATCAGAATCCCCAATAGGAAGTTCAAAGGTGCCGCCAGGTGGCAACAGGGCCTTTGCCTTTGGGATCATGGCTTCCAGCTTCATCATTTCATGAATGTGATCATCCGTCAGAATGGGGAAGCTGGATTGATAGAAGTCAAGGGCCTGTTCAATCCCTTCTTCAATGCCGGTATGAAGTGCGGTGCCAAGAATCAAGGCATTATCCGGTTCAGTGTCCGGGATGGTGTTCAGCCCTTCCACATATCGCAAGCGGTATCGGTATGGGCATTTATTAAAGAGATCAACCCGGCTGTGGGAAACTCGCATTGTTTCACCCCTTTCACAATTTTTTTGAAGGTTTCAAAGCCTTCCGGGTACAGGATGAAGCCAAAGCAACCGGAATTATTGATTTGGGCCAGATTGCGCTTCTGAAGTTCTGAAGGGGTGCCGTTGGTGGCCTTCAGTTCAACTTCAAGGGTGATACCCTTCACCACAATCTTCATATCAGGAAGGCCACTTTTTACATACCTTCCGCCGCCCCAACGCTTTTCCCAATACCCACAGGGCGGGGTTCCCATCCGGTCAACCGGTTCCCCCAAGGGGTAAATCCCTTCACTTTCCAGCCACTTTTTCAGGCGGGTTTCAAAGTTCTTTTCACCGGCCACGGCTTTTCACCCCCCCCCGCCGAATCAACCCATGATCCCAAGCGTGTTTTGTGTTTTCTGATACGGTGGCCCACTCCAACTGGGAAGCCCTGCAATCATGCTTCTTCCCGTGTTTATGGTTCACCACAGGCTTGTTCTCCGGGTTTGGAATGAATGCCAGCGCCACAAGGATATGTAACCGGCAATTCTCACCATCCAGTTTCACCCGAAGATAACCGGAACCATCGTCATAAGGCTTTAACAATTTCCCGGTTTTCACAGAACGAACTTGGGCCAAACGGTTGATTTGATAGTTAGGGTGGCCGGGGCATGGGTGCCATTTAATAATCATTCACGGCTTCACCCCTCCAATATCTTGATCAGGTTGTGAATTCCACGGGCTTGAAGGCCCTGAATCTTGCCGGTTCCGGCATAGAACTGAAACAGTTGATCATCAGACTTCCGCCAGCAATGGAAATGGCCGGTTTGCGGGTTCTTCAACTGGTATTCAATCCCGTGCGTTTCAAACTGCTGAATGGCATAAGCGATCCGGTCAGGGTTCTTGGAAACCCGTTCTTGGTGGTTTCGGTGGGCGTGTTCCTTCAAGGCATCCCAAAATTCATCCCTTGCCATCTGCTCCACCCCGATCACCAACGCATTCGATGGAAATTGAAACACTCCCCATTGCCCGACGAACCTTCCAACCCACTTCATCACGCAAGGTTTTGTTAATCGTTTCTTTAAGGGTTTTATCCACAAGCGAATCCATATTGGTTTCATGAATAACTCTTTGAATGGCCCGATCCACCTTTTCAGAAACAATTTCACCCACAAAATCTTTGATGGTTTCACGGTTAATCCCGTTATCGGCCAGCATTTGGGTTAAAATCTTACGAAGTTCAACTTGTTCAACGGTCATTACTTTTCACCGCCTTTCAGGGCGATCTTCACATAACCGGCCTTGGCGCTGGATTTGGAGCATTCCGCCGCAATAGCCGGATATTTCTTCTTCAGCTTGGCGGCATCAATACTGGTGCTGGTGGTGGGTTCAACCAAAGTCAGGTTCAGAACATCACTTTCAAACTTCTTGATCCCGAACTTCACCATAGCATCATACAAGGCCGCTTTCATGGTCTTTTCTTGCTCCTCAATGGCCTTTTTGTGGGCTGCCAGGGAAGCAATGGCGTTCAGGGTGGCAAGCTGGGATTGCTGGAATTCCTGAAGGCTGGTTTCTTCATCAAAGGTTGCAGTCCCACATTTATCAGGATGTTCCGAACAGGCATCGGGGCAAGTGTGGAAGCTGGGGCATTTATGGCAACACCCATCAAACTTCCCCAAGGGACAGGGGTTTTCACATTTGATCATTGTTTGCACCTTCTTTCAAATAAACATCATGATACTGAAGCCCAAATTCACGGGCCGCTTCATGATCATCAAAGTAAATGTCAATCAGATTTTCCCCATACTTATCAACCACCCATGAAGAAGTTCTGTCCTGAACTATGTAGGTTCCAACCCCTTCAATTTCCACAACAGTTCCAAAGGGTAGCGGGGAAGCACAGGAAACGCCGGCAACCAGTTCTTCACCGGAAGCGCCATAAACAATTCCATCAGGCCGGTTTTCAGCCCACTTGCCGCAACAGATTTCACAGGAACAATAGGCGGTGATCCTGAATTCTCCTAAATATTCCGGTTCCGGCTCCACAGTAACTTCCGGCATAGGGATCACAGATTGGGTGGGCTGAACTTCAGTGGATTGGGAAGGCTCTTGGTTCGGCTCCACCTTCACCCCATCAAAGGCAAGCGCCGTAAGCCGCCCAAGGATGAATCCCACCACCAGCCCAAACAGAATGGCAACGGTGAACATCCGTCTGAACCATCTGTTCTTTTTAGCCTTTTGGGTGGCTATCCTCGTATTTTCTGAACAGTTCATCGTTGTAATCCTTTCTCATTTGTAGGGTAGAATAAATATCTTCCTCCACCGTCCCCGGACAGATCATCCAGTAATAGAAACACGGGCGATCTTGACCAATGCGGTGAATCCGCTTTTGGGATTGCTCCCACAGTTCCCACCCTTGGGGAAGGCTGAAATAGATGATCTTATTGGCCTTCTGGAAGTTTCCACCCATAGCCCCGGCCTGATATTGAATGAAGGTCACAGAATTGGAATGGAAGTTATAGGCCCCCAAATCCTTGAATTCACCAGACAGGATAGAAACAGGGCGGTTCATAGCCTTCACAATCCCTTTCATGCGCTCCATTTCTTCTGTGAAGTTATAGAACACAAGCAAGCGATCTTCCGTACTTTCCACCAGTTCCCGGAAAGCCTTATACCGGCTCGGATTATATAGGCCGCAAAGCTGACGGGCATACAAGCGGCGGGTCAAGCTGGTGTCACCAATCAATTCCAGCTCATAGCTTTCATTGGAACCCCAAAAATCTGAATCAAGTTCAAATTCTTGAAGGGTGGCGGTGTTTATGCTGATCACTCGATCCTTCCAGAACTTCCAATATTCCTTTGCTGGGGGCGTTCTGACCGGGATCATAGTTCTTTCAGGAAGGTAAATCCCGGCATCATCAGTGGTCATAAACACGGCTCCGTGTTCGGCCAGCTTCTTCTTCAAACGATCAACATTTTTATAGCCGGTGATCTTCTGCCGCCAAAATCCATCATCTTCAACCCATTCCGTTTGAATGTACTGCTTCCAGAACAGTTCCTTGGATATGCCCCACCCCAAAAGTTGGCATTGGCTCCACAGCTTTTCATATTTGCCACCGGTTGGGGTGCCGGAAAGAAGAATCACATTTTCAGGGTTCAAGGAAAGAATGAACTTTGAACGCTTGGCGGTTTCGTTCTGGATCAGGGAACTTTCATCAAGCATCAGCGTAAACCCGGAAAGGGTTTTCAAAATCTTCCGCCTGAAGGTCAATTCATAGTTGATCACACCAATCAGCAAAGTGGGAACTTCATGCTGAACCTGTTCCATGAACCATTTGAATGTTTTCGGTTTGGTCAGATCAAAAACACAGTTCCGGGTGTAATAGGTCTGAAAATGTTCAATCCAATCAGGAACCTTTGAACACTGACACACCACCAGATTGATCCGGGTGTTCAACTTCTTCATCTTTTCTGAACCAACAAAGGTTTTCCCAAGGCCCATATCAAGATAATAGGCGCATCGGTTATGGCCTTCTGTCTGGTCAAGGGCCTGTTGCTGGTGCTGGAACAGCGTAATCATTGAACCTGAACCACCTTGCCCAAAACCTTTTTGGCATGGGTGGTGGAACCGAACAGCTTCTTCACAACCGCCGCACAGAAGCCGCTATAATAATCGTAGGTGTCACCGTCCCCACAGGAAACAATGGTCTTGGTGCCATCCGCCCACAGAACAATGGTTTTGGGGCCGCTGAAGATAACCTTCTTCACATCGGGAAAAGGAAGCCGCTCACGCTTCCGGTGCATCCGGGAAGTACCTTCCGCCAAAGTAGCGGTAAAAGCGGCATCGTTCATCAGGTATTCCACAAAAGGCTGGGTCTGAAGAACTTCCACCTTTTCCACACTGAACCAGAACAAACCACTTTCACAATCGTTCTTCATGCCGGGGAACTCCACGCCAACCTTGGGGCCATTCTTGGCGCTCCCGTAATACTTGCCAACCTTACCGGTCATACCAGTAAACTTCCCGCTATATTCAGCATTGGGAAGAATCAGAACCGTGCATCCAATCTGCATCATCGTTACCATCCTTTCATTTAGGCAGTCAGTCCAAAGAAGCTGTTGAACGCTTCAGCGCCCACATACTCCCTGAACTTGGTGGGGTTAATGTAATAGTTCCAGTTGTTCCCGGTTCCGGGAACCGCATTGCCAAAGGGGAGAAGGCCACGCTGAAGGCCGATCCGCACAAACTGATCAGATTTGCCCATACACCGGGCCGCTTCCTTCACGCTGATCTTCTTCACCGGGGGCGGGGCATCCTTAACCGGTGCGCCGCCATAGCCCATCAGGAATTCAAAGGTTGTGCCGGTGGCATCGGCCAAAGCCTTCACCCGCTCCGGGCCGGGGGTGTTCTTCCCGGAAAGATACTGACTGATTGCGGCCTTGGAAGCCCCGGCCTTTTCAGAAAGGGCGGATTGGCTCATATTGGCCTGTTCCATAGCGTACTTCAAACGCTCTGCAAAAGTGGCATTCATGGTGACAACTCCTTTCTCACAGGTCGCACGCCTTGGAAGGCTTGCCGTTGGTGCGGGGACACACCTCATTGTGGGCCAAACACCGCTTGCAGAATTCCTTATGGGAATCTTTGGGGTAGTTGGTGGTGGGGTTTTTGACCGGCTTGTGATAACCGGTCTGGTGGTGGGTCTTGGTGTTCCGCACCACCTTCACAGGCTTGGTCTGCTCATTCTTCATGGTGATAACCTCCTATTTGCGATTAGTCGCCCCAATACTGGTCAACCAGCTTGTGGGCCATTTCCTTACCCATAGCCCAAACCCATTCTTTACGGGCTTGTTTGGCTTCATCTTCCTTTTCGGCCTGTTCCGCCACATAATCCCGGTTCAGGGTGTCCGGGTGGTAGTAGCGGACAATGTGGGTTCCTCCGTCCACATTGGAAATGGTCAGCTTGATCCGGCCATTGTGATTGAACCAATCATTTTCACACCGGATTTCCAGCCCTTCAGGGCCGGTGGAAGCCTTGAAAATCGCCACATCAGGCGGGGTGGCTTCCTGCTTGATGTTCAACCGGGGGTGAATCCGGCTGATCAGTTCCCAAGCCTTCCGCTTGGTCAGCTTCACATTCATTTAGCATTCCTCCTGAAACTCACAGTCACAGTCCGCACAGATTACACGAACTTCTTTTGTGGCTCTGATAATGGCCCCGCAACAGGGGCAAACATACTTCCGGGAACTCGAACCGCCCTTACTGGAACCCTTCAATCCAAGGGGCCGGGGGCGTACAAGGGTGAAACCCTGTTTTCCAAGGCTCTGAACAAATTCAAGGGCTTCCGGGGAAAGTGTGGTTTTATGCCATCCGTACTTTTCGCCCTTCTCCACCGTCAGGCCGTGGGCTTCAGCGGTTTCCTTGAACTTCTTGTTGTGATAGGTTCCAGAACGGGAAGTGTCCTGAACACCGTCCTGAAGGTTCTGAAGATGAACCATTTCATGAATCAGGGTTCCACAGGTTTCTTCAAAGGGGCGGTTCAGATATTCAGCGCACAGATTGATTTCATAGTGGCCTTCATCCTCCCCGGCCTTCCAAGCCTTCTAGCCGGTACACCATCCATAGACCCCACGGGTATGATTCGGGGAAACAGTGATCACGGGCTTTTCCAACCCACCATCAAAGAAGCGGGCGTTGAACTTTGAAAATAAATTTTCAAGTTCTTCAATAACCGGCTTCAGGCTTACTTCATTCATGGCTCATTCCTCCGCTGTGTCTTTTAAGACACTTTTTCAGTAAAAAAAATTCCCATAGGGCTTTTCAGATCCAGAATGTCAACGATCTTCTGAATCTCGCTTTGGGTGAACTCCGATTCACCATTGCACTTGCGATAGAAGGCAGATCGGGAAATCCCAAGCATGGCACACATATCGGATTTGCTGATGTTGTGCTTCATCATTTCATATTCCAGCCGTGCCTTATCCATCATTTCACTTCCTTCCTGTCTGCTTGGTTGTGTCGTTTAGGACACTTTCATAATAGCACAGCGGTTCACCGGTGTCAACCCCGTTTTTGTCTTAAAAGAAACTTTTTTATTTTTATCGAATTTTATGTTGCGCAAAAGACACAAACATGATATATTGGTAGTAACACAAGAAAGGGGTGTAAACACATGGCCGGTAACGATATGGCCCAAAAAATAAAGGATTTACGCATATCCCAAAACCTTACACTTGAACAGGTCGCCAATGAAGTTGGTGTTGGAAAAAGCACGGTCAGAAAATGGGAAACTGGTATGATTGCCAATATGCGCCGTGATAAAATCGCTTCCCTCGCAAAAGCCCTTCACACCACCCCGGCTTATTTGATGGGCTGGATAGATGAACCACATCGGGAAATTACAGTGGACAACCTTTTTCGGATTGAAACAAAGCAATTCCCGCTTTTGGGAAATATCGCTTGTGGGGAACCGATCTTTGCAGAACAGAATTTTGAAGCCTATGTTGAAGCCGGGGCCAATGTCCATGCTGACTTCTGCTTACGGGCAAAAGGTGATAGCATGATAGGGGCCAGAATTCAGGATGGGGATATTGTATTCATCAAAAAGCAAGAAATGGTGGATGATGGTGAAATTGCCGCCGTTCTGATCGAAGATGAAGCCACCTTGAAGCGGGTGTATTATGATCAGGAATCCGGGGTTCTTCAGCTTTTTGCAGAAAACCCCAAATATAAAACCATGCGCTTCACCGGTGAAGAACTGGATCATATCAGAATTTTAGGGAAGGCAGTTGCCTTCCAAAGTGATGTTAAATAAGGGGTGATCATTTTGTTCGGTAAGAAAAAAGAATTTGCGGCTGTTGGCCCTCTGGTTGACGGGTTGCCGGTTCCAGCTTTAACGCCAATCATTGCAAAGTTGATCCCGGAAGGGTTCAATTTGAAAGCCTTGACTGGAACCAAAAAAGAGAACTGGAAGGAATTCAATTTGTCATTGAACAAGGTTCAGAATGTTCAGTTAATGAATGAACGGGAAATCCAACAGGTGATCCAGCAATCGGTTCCGGGAATGGTCTTGGGTGCGGCGGCTTTCGGTGCGTTGGGGGCTATGGTTGGCGGAAGGGTTCAGACAAAAGAGAAAATCAAAGTTTCCACCCTTCTTGTGATTGATTATGAATCCGATGGGGCCAAACAAATTGTTTTGAATGTGTCCGACAATCTGAAGGACAGTGAACAAGTGGTGAAGCAATTCCAAAGCATGAAGCCCGTTCAGAATTCCCCGGTTCAGCTTTGACAATCCTTCAACATTCAAGATCAAAACCCTATCACTGTATTTTTCTATTTCTTTATATTTTTTCTTTTATTTGAAATGAATATATGAATGATCTTGAATGTTGAAGGAAGAACCCGTGAAACCATTATGGCACATGGATTTCATAGGGCTTCAACATCTATTCAAGATAAAAAAAAAGACCGCCCCCGGTGGTGGCACACCGGAAGCGGTCAGGCGAAACAAAACCCGTTTGAAGTTAATGTTTCAATCCCCATTGAACATTATATCACACCGGGTTTGGTTTTGCATACCCTTTTTCCTGAAAGGCTGGGTGATATAATGCGAAATCCAAATGGGTATGGGACAGTTGCGAAACTGTCAGGTAATCGCCGCCGCCCATTCATTGTGAAGAAAGTGATTGGGTGGAATGACAAGGGCCATCCAATTTATGAGATTATAGGCTACACAGAAACCCGTGAAGCTGGAAATATGTTGTTGGCGGAATACAACCGTGATCCGTGGGATGTTGACCGGGCCAAAATCACGGTGAAAGAACTGTTTGAACTCTGGAAGGAAAAGAAGGCCCCCAAGCTGGGGGAATCCAACCGTTCCTCTTTGTGTTCAGCGTTCAAGCATTGTTCAGCGTTGTGGGAAAAGCCCTATAAACAAATTCGATCCTACCAAATGCAAGAAACCATTGACGGGTGCGGGAAGGGATATAGCACCCAAGCGGCAATTAAAAACCTTTGGGGCCATCTTGACAGGTTCGCCCTTGAAATGGACATAATCAACCGGTGTTTTTCTGACTTGCTGACTTCTGATCCCATCCCACCAACCACCCGCCTTCCCTTCAGTAAGGAAGAAATCAAGAAGGTTTGGGAACATCAGAAAGAACCTTGGGTTGACACGGTTCTGATCCTGCTTTATTCCGGGTGGCGGATCAGCGAACTTCTGAATTTGAAGCCGGAAGATATAAACCTTCAGGCCGGGACGATGAAGGGCGGAACCAAAACCAAGGCGGGGAAAGATCGGGTGGTTCCCATCCATTCCAAAATCCGGCCCTTGGTTGAAGCCCGTCTTGCCGAAGGTGGCCCCCGGCTGATCAGCTACAATGGGCGGGTTTGCAACCAAACCCAATACCGGATTTTTTGGGCGGACATTATGAAGGCTCTTGAAATGAAACACACCCCGCATGAATGCCGCCACACCTTTGAAACCCAACTGGACAGCGCCGGGGCAAACCGGAAGTGTATTGATCTTCTCATGGGTCATGTGTCCAAGGACACAGGGAACCGGGTCTATAATCACAAGACATTGGATGAACTGAAGGCCACGGTGGAACTTATCAAATAGGGTTCAATCCGGTGAACATTATAGGCCGCTGAACACTGAACTATTAACACGGTAGTAACAAAAAAGGCGGGAACCCCTGAAAAATCAAGGGTTCCCGCTTAATCTGTTTTTATTATACCATAA